GAGTTGTAGAAACCCTGCGCACCATCTCCTTCTCAGGCTCTTCCTTTGGTTCAAGGGCCTTAATCTTGTCGGAGATTTCAGTTGCGCGCTCCTTGGTAAGAGGCGCCTTATTCATTTCGTCTAGATAGCTCTGCAGTTCTACAAGCATCTCACTGTCCTTGATGTCGGGGTCCGCAACCTGAATATCCGATTCGAACATCTTTCCCAAGTCAATGCTATCTGCCATTGCATAGGAGGCCAACAACTTAGCTTGGCGCTCTGGACGCATACCCATGAAAAACATCTTGCTGTTCAAGCTGTCCTGGAGGATTTCCTTCGAGATAACCTGAGCAAATGGGTCGGCTGGGAAGTTGACGAAGCTCATTTCCTTGTAGAAGAAGTTGCCGGCGATAAGAAACATCTTCTTGCCGTCAACCATTTCCCCAAGCTTGTGTTCACAGCGATCGTCAGTAGCCCAATCTGTATGGCACGCGGAGCAAATGGCCTGGTCAGTTTGAAAACCAACCGAGACTGTAAGGTACTCACCTGTGAGCACCTTTCGGATGCCATCTGGGTTGGTTACTTTCAATCCCAACTCGATGTATCCTAGACCTCTATAGTCCTCACGGGGCTGGAGCTTGTCCAGAACCACATTGATTGACCGATACAGGTCAAGACGCTTTGATGTAGCGTCCGCGAAAAACAACATACTATTGATCTCTGGCACTTCAGTACGATACTTGTGCGAGGTATCAATATAACGAGCCTGATGGATACGGCCGATCGCGGTCGATTCCTTGTCATGCTCTACCAGAACTGGCTTTAGGGGCTTATCTGGCTCCGTCCAACGGTAGACCGAGTCTTGCATGCGGTCCGGACGGTAGAAGCGCTGGTTGCCATTGACTATACCAGAGTGGGTAGCCTCAACCTTTACCAGGAGGGACTTACCTGTTGGCTCCGAGTCATCTCGGCATTCAGCTAGATTCTTTTTGCTGCGGTCGACTTCTTTAACCTTTAGGTTAACGAAGTCTCGCATGTACAGGAGACCCATGGGAGCCTCCTTATCTGCGGCCGCGGAAGGGCGTTGCCTTGGAAATGTCCCCGATCTGGGTAGTTAGGAACTTCTCAAACACTTGGCCGGGCTTCACCTTACCCGCCTGCTGCAGGTTATTCATTACCTGAGGCAGAGGACCGTTCATCATGTTCTGCTTCTGGTCCCTGGTCGGGGCTACTTTCGGTTGATTCTTCGGCATGTGTTTCCTCGAAGTAGTTTGAAACAAGATCGGTGAGTAGAACCGACATTATGTCGGGATCCGTAGTCTGTGCGACTCGGTCTTTCGCCAACTGGCGGAAGGTATCTAGCGTCATTCGATCCTGATTAGTATAGTAAATCCCAGCCTCGTCACGTAGGCAAGTCTCGACGTACTTATCGATTACGGCGGCTGAAGCCTTACCCCAGCTGGCAGCCGAGAAAGTACCCTCTGCCTTCAGACGGTCTATTTCAGCCACAAGCTTGTCATACAGGAGGCTTGGATCCATGGATGACCTTGCAGAATGCGGGTCTAGATTGCGTCCATACTGATTTGCCGGGCGATTCTTGTTGGCAACGGACTTAGCTCCTGCACTGGCCTTGCTGGGGCCTTTCTTACCTCTCTCCCCAGCTGCCTCTGCACCACGGACATACATGGCTTCAATCATACCCTGGTTCTTCAGCGCGATACCCTTCTGCTGCAAATCCAGGACATGCAAGTTATAGTGAGTCAACTGTGCATCCTTCTTGGTATAAGGAACACGCTGCAGTTCACGACGAGCTTCGTCTTCACTGAGCAAATGGTTGTTGAACAGCTCGATAACGTGATTCTGCCACTTGATGTGACCATCAACGTCAACGTCTGGGAAGACAAGGTCTACGTCTGCAAGAGCATTCTGAACAGAGAGGTTAGTTGGATTCTCTTCGAACAGCTCCTTGAATATGAACATCTTGAACTGGCCGCAGAACCAGTTAAGATCGGACTTCACGGAATCCTTCAAGTTCTGAGAGACGTTCTCGGCTGTAGCGCGGTTGCCGGTATCAGTCTCACCCATATCAATAGGCGATACACCCAGGCCAGTAAAGATACGGGCCTTGTAATGCTTCATGATCTCGGAAGGATCCGGAGCTTCACCTTTGATACCAACGACGTCTACGGCGACACGTTCGTCAGTGATGAATACACCTTCTTTAGGCATATTCTCAAGCTCTGCCTTGATAAGGTCGACTTCTGTGATCCCGTCAACCAACATGGTAGCGGGTGCATCCTCTGAACCGACCTTAACATGAAACAATGGGAAAAGGTGGTTAATGAGGAGCATTTCCACATTTTCTTCAAGACGGCGGAGAGCAAAAATATCGTCTCGCACGGATACGGTACGCGGGGTTCCATAGACATGTCCTGGCTTGACGTCCCATCTGAAATGGACAACGTCTTCCAATCTGTAGTCCTTATACTTGCGCGCGGAGCCGTAGTAACGGCGCCACTTGATGATCTCACCCTTCTGGTTAACGAACGGGAAGATAGAGTGAGGAGGTAGAATCATGTAGGCAGCTACAGGAGTCTTATCATCATTCTTCTCATTTGGTTCGCCGCCGGAAGCTTCTTCATCACGGATCTTCAGCAAGAAACAGTTCGAGATAATGAGCAAGTTGTAGAGAATGTCCTTGATGAAGTTCTCTGTAGTCATGCCCATCATGTAGCCAATCTGATTCATACGGCTATTGACGTACTTAGTAAAGCGTGAGTTCATGCCCTCAATCTTGAAGCCCTGGCGGAACATCAAGGAGTGCTTGCGCTTTGTGGCCTGCATTAGATACGCTTCGGTATCGATCATTGTGAATGGTTCATACTGATCGTACTCAGGCAGAATCGTACCATAGTGGCCGTAGTAGCTATTGAGATAATCCTTCTCTTGTTCGATCTTCTTGCGGATCTTCTTCTCAAGCTGTGGTAGATCTTCGGAACTCGGTGCAGCGTCAAGCAGCTTTATCACACGATCAAACGAGGCTCTCTCTTCATCCCTATCTTTCCATGTGAAAGCATCCTTTGACTTAGGCTCAAGTGGAGTGCAGTTACGGAAGAGGTCATACGCACCGCGGATGCGCTCACCTACAGTCAGCTGATGAATACTGTGCTGACTACGATCGCCAAGACCAAGAATGATAGGATCGAGGTTCTTCTTGCTCTTCTTCATGTCTACAACAGCGAAGGACTTGCCGTAAACCTGGCCTCTCTTCTTGCGCTCGAGATTGTCGATACGCAGTTGTAGATTGAGAGCCTTCTGCTCTTGCAAAGTGATGAGAGGCTCCTCAACAGGTTTGGTTATCTTCTTAGCCTTAGGCATAGCGCACCTTATACAGAGAGATTAATCGGAACACGTAGTTGCTGAGTGGTTATTTGCTTGACACCACCCGATTGAAGTACAGCTTGAACATTCGTCGGAGCTGTAGGTATAGCAGGGGGTGTAACAACAAGGGTGTTCCCGTCCACAGCATACGACGACCCGCTTTGCGATGATAAGCTGCTGACAAGAGTTCCGAATGACTGGAGTCCGACATTGGGAGTCACCGCATTAGTGTTTAGGCTAGTAGTGTTACCTACCGCTGTGGGCGTATTGGCCCCGGATTTCACGATCGACTGAATGATACCCAGCGAGGAGCTTAGTGACTTCAGGCTGGTTAGAAACTCAGTTGTATTGCCTTGGTTCGTTAGCTTGCGCAAACTCAAGCGCTGGATTGAGGCCGAGACAGTCTGGGACTGTCTGACCGAAGCTGATTGTGACCAAGACAGGTTAGCACTGAGTAGCTGTAGGCCTTCTGGTATACCACTCAGCGTGGCTGCTTGAGCCGCAGTGATTGGAGGCGGAGCAAACCCGCCGGCCGCAACAGAGACCGAACCAGTGATTCCTACATTCAGTATACTACCAATATTGAATGATGCCATAGCAGATTGCAGGGTTCCTATAGCACCGCCAAAGCTGGCCGAAGGACCTATAGCTACTTGATTCAGATAGTCAAGATTGCCAGCATGAGATCCTACATCACTGAGCAGTCTAGGAAGAAGCTGATTGTCAACACTATCGTGTGCACTCTTTATTGCAGGCTGATGCTGGAAAGCAATCAGGTTCTGCAACATTGCTATCATCCTATTAAGGTCCGAGGTTGGCTGAGTAGATAGCGTAGCCACGACAGACGGTAGAGACGTTTCAGTTGGATCGGGGGAAGCCACCACCTGGTAGATCCCCGCATAACTTTGTTGCCACTGATCCAGCACTCCATTGAGTTGCTCCGACAAACTATTGCTAACATCAACCGAAGCTCCATTCAGATCCCGGTCAGACGAGCCCGATGGATTCTGAGTAGTAGCTAACTGTGCCGGTGTCAACTGCGGCACCGACAGAATAGGATAGCCCATCAGGGTGTTAGTCAGGGAATCGAAGATCACCTGGTCACCCTGCAACGAGCGAAGTAGAATGGGAAGAGTCTGGTTATACTGCCCGGTGCTAATCAGGGCATTCTCAAAAGCCCTACTAGCTAGACTTACATCCGCGCGCTGCAATGGCTGAATCTGCACCGGAGAATCTGGTGAGTTCAGTAGGTCGAATCGAAGAAAGTTGATGTCCGTCTGCAATAGCTCCGTATACATCGTCATATCCATCGATGTAGGAGCATCTGTCACATTATAGATACGGGACAATGCTCGAGCCAGATCCGGATTCGCTGCCAAATCAAAGGTAACGCCAAGCCCCTGGACCAAGGAAAGCAGAGCTTGCTGCAGATACGCTGCTGTATCATTCATGTCCGACAGTCGAGTCACCAAAGCTGCAGCATTGCTATTGGCAGCTGCACTACTGCCAAAAGCACTAGAAGTACTTACCGCGGTCCCTACTGGATTAGTGCTGGGAGAGAGCACGCTAATCGGCGGGATCGTCGGGGGCGGAGTGTAGCTAAACTTGATCGGTTTGAAAGACACGTTAAGTTACCGACTTAATAGTACTGTTGAAAGACGCTTGGCTAGTAAGAATATCTTGTGGTGCAACCAGAACATTCTGAATACCTACTAGGGACAGCACTTGACTGCCTAGAGGCGCACTGCCAAATGCGGGGATGTGAATCAACGTAGCCAACATCTTTGCGTTGTTCAGGATCAGATTCTTAATCAAGCTCCAAGCTATACGCAAGGTATGGCTTGTGGAGGAGTACAGATTCATCTGGAACTTGAAGTCAGACAAGCTGTGCCAGTCTTGATTCATCAAGCCCTTCATAGATCCATATTGCAGATTCTGCCGGCCGGGCCAATCCTGTAGCTTAGTCTGTAGATTCAGACCTAATGAGACATGGAACTGGTCCAGTATACCACTGGCAAGATTACTCTGAACCTGGTCCGGCATTTGGTTTCACACCTCTACGAGGAGCTATAAAAGCATTATCAAAAGGATTACCTTGAGGTCTTTGGTACTGACCTTGGATGGTGTTCGGCTGAGAACGCGACGGCACTCTGCTGTTCTGCCCAGGCGGCCGGAAGGCAGCAGTTCTACTTGGAACTCTTGAGCTAGCCACTTTGTTCTTGCCTGGGATTACGATATGACTAAACTGCCCTGGAAGAACGATCTTGGGTTCGGTACCATCTTCCTTATCTGGCATCTGACGCGAAGGTACCTTAGAGGCCTCTTCAGCACGTTGACGAGCCTCAGCTGCTTTCTGAGCGTCTCTAACTGGATCACTTGGCCCTCCACCTAATGTACCGTGGGCAATCTGTGCGATACGCTGTTGGGCTGGTATGGCTGTAATACCATACTTCATTTCGACGCCAAGCAGCGCCAGCATTGTAGCATCTAGATCGTGGTCACCTTCTTTGCCGCACTCATAGGGATTGGCAAAGCCCTGCTGAGACCAGGTCTTTACTCTGTACGCGCGCAGCTGGGCATCCAGAATGTTATCCGCATCGGAGTATTGGAATAACCCACCTTCCAAGCACATGACAGCACCTTCAACCATGAAGGGCTTGGTACGTCTCTTCTCTTCTTCCTTATCAATGTACTTGGAGTTCCCGCGGTTAGGAACAAGCTTGTTGGTTACCATCTCGGCGCCGAATTCGATGACCTTGACTTCCATCAGCTTCTTCGTATCCGGATCAGTTGCGTTCTTGCCCATAAGGCGAAGCATCTCATCCTGGACATTGCCGAACCCGCGGTCGATATAGACACCTTCACAGTGCCAATACTTATTCATATCCTTGATCTTGTCAAGGCTATCTTGTGTGGTAGTTTGTGGACCATCTACGACAGCGGACTCTACCACTCGACGCATTTTAGATGTAGGGTTGTATTCGACTACACGAATACGTGTGCCTGTACCTTGGCCATTCCAATCCACACCCATGTAATAAGCCATGCCAGGTAGAGCGCGACATTGCTTGTAGTTGTAGTTCGTACGCGCGCGGTCTACATAAAAAGACTTGAAGACACCTTGTTTCAGGTCGCCGAACTCAGCCATGAACTCATGACGGAATACATCATCAGTTCTTGCTTCACGTCGGCACGCGTCTTCATATTCCTGGTCGAAATCAGGATGCATCGTGATCGGAGCATAGAACTCACGATACGTGGGATCCTGAACGCACATCTGCCAGTAGGTAGAACGCAGTCCTGTTGGCGTCGAGGCGCCATGAAACTCAGTATTACGATAACGGCGTAAGAGAGGAGTTACAGCCCCATAGTCAGCTTCTGTCAGCAGGTCTTGCTCTTCAAGTCTGATACGACGCGGTGATTGAGAACGGATGACATTGGCGCCGCGGCCGGATGACGAGCCGGCCGTGAAGATCGAGACCTTAGATCCATTACGGAACGTGATCTCAAAGTAAGGCTGCTGCTTACGTCCTTTAATACACTCACTGAGTTCGGGATTGTTATCGCACTGCCATTGAATATCATCGAACCACTTCTGAGCTTGTGCCTTCGCCGGGCACAAGATCAGTAGTTCGTAGTTCTTATGGGTTGTTATCTTATGGAGTTCTTCGATAACACCCAAAAGAGTCTTGCCCATACCACGACCCATGCGATCGATCTTGTAGCGAGCCGAGCAAGCGAGCACCGGCTCCT